TTATCCTTTTGACTCGGTTAACTCACCTAAATTTCATCGTAAAGCAACTGGTAAAACTACCTCTACACCTTTCGGGAAAGAGCCTATTTCAATTAATGCCGCTTATGCTCATAAGTTAATTGACTCTCAAGCTTTTGTTGCTGACAAGTCTTATGAGCTTAAGTTCTCATTCAATGACCAAACTTTTGATAATGAAGTTGTAGAACTTATCCCAGTTGACCAAGATTTAAAAGCGCACTTTAAATCAAGTTTAGGCGCTTAATCATATGGCAAATTATGAATACATCGTAATTTGTCCTGTTGAACCTGTTGATAAACAGTGTCCTGTGGAATTGGAAGTTGTACACCAACCGCTCCCGATTCCACTCGATTACGAGACATTTCAAAATGAAGTGCTCCCGTCAATCATCGTTGTTCTTCTAACCTGTTACGGGTGGAAGAAAATTAGAAAAATGGTTTTTTAACTTAAGGAATATAACCATGAAAAATTTACTAGTATCTAAAAAATTAAAAGCTGGTCTTTTGGTAGTTGCAACTGCTGCTTCTGGCTCTGCTCTTGCTGAAGCTTCTGCGGAAGTTACTGCTGCAACAACAAGCTTTCAGACTTTCTTTACTGATAATGCAAACTTAATAGGTGGTGTAATGCTTACTGCTGCTTTTGTTGCAATTGGTTGGAAATGGCTTAAAGGTACTGCTTTTAGCTAATGTTTATTACATTAGATACAGTGCTAATTGTCTCAGGACTTTTAGCACTTTATATATTGTTCGATGATTAAAATAAGGCGCTCCCATGCGAATACTAATATTTTTATTGGCGCTTACGAGCGCTTTTTTTGTGTCTGCTGATGAACCTGATATGACAGATTTAGTCCCGCCTAAATTAGTTCCAAATGGTGCGGGTACTTGTACTAGGGGAGACCCTGATGTCTCTTTAGATGAATGTAAAGCTGTTGCTGATGGGACAGACCAAAAATTTAAAGATAATCCAGCTTTTATTCTAAATTCCGAATCTTTCACTTCTGTAAATTCTGATGGTTATACTTCGGTTACTTGGTCTTTTTCTTGTGAAAATTGTGGTTTTGGTGGATCTCCTAAGACATTTGCTAGTTATGCTTCATATGTTTACAACCGGACTTCTGAAACTTGCCCCCCTGATGAATTTCCAGAACATAATATATCTGTAACGGGGGATAATGATTCTATTATGTGTGCCAAACCTTACGTACCCGAAGATTGCCCCGCTGGTTATCACTCTAAAGCTGTATCTGCTCAAATAGGTGGTACAGAATGCGTCCCTAAAGAATGCCCTCCCGCTGGTTCTGGTGAAAATTTATCTTCTAGCCCTGCAACGGGTGGCGTTCCTTTTTCTGGTGGTGGTATGTATTGCAATGATGGCTGTGCTTATAGTGTCCCCGCTTCAAATATAACTTCACAAGGATATGCTTCTGGTACTTCTCAAGGTGTTTCCTGTGGTGACAAGCCTTATGATAATAAGAAACTAGCCGATGAAGGTAACGAGGGCGGTTGCAAAACTACAACTGATTCAAGCGGTGTTTCAGTTATGACTTGTGATACTCCAGCAGACCAACCAGAGGCCGAAGATACAGACGTTGATAACGAAGAAAACAAAACCGATGACACACCAAATACTAAAAAACCTTTAGAGGATTGTGCTATTGATGATACTGCTTGTTTGCTTCGTAATCTTCAAACATCTTCTGAGAATAATAATCAAGATGTTATAGATAACGATAATTTACTACATAATAAATTAATTGATGCCATTACCAATAACACGAATGTTATTAAGAATTCTGTTGAAAATCTCGACACTACCGTTTATTTAGCACAACAAGAAAATTCTAAAAACGACACAATAAAAATACAGAAATTAGATGGAATAATAGACGCAATCAAAGGTATTGAAATATCTGGCGGTGGTGGTGGCGGTGGCGGTGGTACTGGTTCTGGTTCTGATGGTGAAGATTGTGAAGGTTCTGTGTCTGATTGTGTTCCAATTGAAGGTTTTGAAATTCCATCTCAAACAGTGGATTTACAGCAATATGCAGACAAATATGATGACTGGTTACCTAATGCTGAGTTACCAGAAGAAAAGTGTATTGTCCTTACAACTGGTAAATCTGTTTGTTTAAGTTTTGAAGCTTTCATTCTGTTATTCAAAGCTATATCAGGTTTGTTAGTTATCGGTGCTTTAATGCATAGTGCAAAAATAATATCAGGAGCAATTTAATATGCCTTATTTAATTCAAGCTTTCTTTGCTGGTTTAGCTGCTTTACTACCAACTTTAGTATCTAAGGTTCTTGTAGGTCTTGGGTTTGGTTATGTTACTTATGAATTAGGTTCTTTTGGCATAGACCAAATTTATAGTTTAATAGCATCAAATGCGGCTGGTTTGCCAATTGAAATTTTAGCTGTTTTGAAATACGCTAAAACTGATATTGCTTTTGGTATCATGCTTGGTTCCTATGCTGCCGCTTTAACAATTAGAGGTTTAACTTCTGCGGGTTCTGTTACTAAATTGGGTGTGAGGTCTGCGCCATGATTTATTTAAGAACGGGAGTACCAGGCGCGGGAAAAACATTAAATTCACTTAAAGAAATTTGTAATGATTCCGCTGTTACGCAAAAAGCTAAATTCTATAATAATATAAAAGCTTTTCTTTTAGACTTAGATTTTTGTAATAGTTTTCAGGGTTTTTTCTATGGTTTTTATTATCCAACTGTTCAAGGAACTGTAAAAGCGGGTCGCTATTCTAAGATTATTAAAGATGTTCACGCACAAAATAGAATGATAGAAATTGCTGATGTTCCTTGGTTAGCGCCTAAATATAAACTTTATAATGAGCAGTCGGCTATTGATTTGTTTGTTAGTTGGTGTCGTAAATGTTATCCAAAATCTAATTTAAAGGCGTTAGATATATTTTTAGAAGAATCTGAAACGCCAACAATAGAATCTATCAAGTTGCTTAATTATCATTGGACTTATACAAATGATCCTACTGATTGGCCTAATTTACCTAATGGTTCTATTGCTTTGTTTGATGAATGTCAGGATTATTTCCCACCAATGGCAAATAGTGCTAAACGTCCATTTCATTACACACAATTTCAAAAGCATAGGCATAGCGGGGTAGATATACATTTAGTAACTCAGCATTACACTTTTTTAGATAATGTAATTCAAAAATGTACGGGTATGCATGTTCATTACTTTAGACCAATGGGTGGTGCTGTTATTACTAGGTTCTCTAGGGATAAGCAATTTAGTACCGACTATTCAGGCGATTTAGAAAAGTGTGCAACAACTACTATAAAAAGAGACTCTAATTTTTATGGTGTTTATTGGTCTGCTGATGACCATACAGCAAAATTTAAATTGCCACCAAAAGCAATGTTGTTCCTTTTAGCTATTCCTATGGTTATTTATCTTTTTTATGTTTTGTTAACTAGTTTGGGTATTGTTGGGGATGAAGAAAAAGAGCTTAAACCTGAATCTAAGTTAGAAGTAACCGAAACAACTAAGCCAGTTAAGCAGACCAATAAAAAGGATCTATTAGATCTAACTTACAAACCTAAAAAGTTTGAGCATCCATTAAATGAAATGTGTACTGATTATGAGTATGGGGGTTATGAGCTTAAAAAGAAAAATGGCGTAATTACTGTTGAGCATTATATAAATTGTGTTACTGGTAATCAGGTAGAAAAGCAAAAAACTTCTATACTTGCTGGTGATGGTGATGACGATAACCAAACAGAAAGGACTGAAAACGTAAAAGAGCCTGAGGTTGTTTTGTTTAGCTCTAATTACTTAGAAAAGTTGGGTTATGATATTTATCTTCAAGATACTTTGCCAATCTTAAGATATTCAGGTAAAAATATATTCCTAAAACAGTTTTAAAATCAATGACTTAAGTCCGATACTATTCAGTATTGGACTTAGTGCATATATCAAATAACCCGTTAATTGACAGCCTATAATTTGTACGAGGCGTTATGTTGAGTGTTTGCGGTCTGTATAATGCGCAGCACAGACCGACCCTGAAAGGGCACGTAACATAATGGCAATTATCGGCTTTCAATTAACCCTACACTTAGTAGGGTTACGTAATAATTATTACGTACCACTGGGGAGTTCAAGCAAAGAACCTAAGCAAATTTTAACTTGGCGACAGCCGATAGCGAAGCGGAAACCCAAACCAACTAACAGACATTGATAATCTTATGGCTGCACACAGCTAATTAATAAAACCTAAATTAAATCGCCCCTTTGATAAACCAAAAAAATGTTTATCTAGTCCCCAGCAGCAAAAGGCAGAGAGAAGGGCGAGTTCCGAGACCCTCACTGCCTTTGCTGGGAACAATCCAAAAAAAACCCCGTAATTGTATTACGGGGTATAACTCCTAACTAAACCTATACTTCCATGCTTTTTTATTTACGCTTTATAAGCTCTTGGTAATCATCTTCGTTAATGGTTTCTAAACCTTTGTTAATTAATATTCTCAAAATATCCGTATCTTTAAGTGACTTCTGTGTCGCTATTACCGCTTTTACGTGTTCCTTTTCGATTTTCCTCCATGTCACATCATCTATATGTTTTGTAGGCATCGTGCCTCCTGTTTCTAAAGTTATCAATAATTATAAACTGATATTATTATAAATGTTGACATTTAGAATCTTAGAAACTAATCTACGCTCATTAAATAAATTATTAGAAACTTAGAAATGATTATATATTTCGAAAATAACAAACAAGCAGGTGTTCAAATTACTTATGATTTTGAAGGCGTTCGCATGTATGACTATTTCGACAATATGTATCAGTTTCGTTCTTGGGTTAAGCATGAGTTTGATTGTAAAACAGTCGAAATAACTGATTCTAATTATCGTAAATTAGTTGAGAAGGGGGTTATATGAAATACCAATACACTGACCGTGCTACTCAATTAATTAACAATCGTTTAGAACGTTTTAAAAAACATGATGATAATCAAACAATAGTAGATCACTTGTCTTTTAGTTTTCCATTGGCCGACCTGCGTCATTTAAGACGTTCTCCAAATATTGGTTCTACTGTAGATAGTCAAACGCTTTTCCCAGAGATACCAACAATTAACCAAGAACTAAACACTGATGGTTTAAGTGTAGATGAAACATTAAAAGCTATAGAGCTGCAAAAAGAGCGTGTTAACAGTCAAATGTCTGACTTTTATTATCGTTCATTACGTGCTTTTTCTAGTGTTGTACTCGGTTTTCAGTTATCTGCACCACGTGACAAAGGTTTTCACGGTTATCAAAATTCACTTAATTTGCTTACTAATGAGGGTACACAAATTGGTTTTGTTGGTATTGGTGGTCAACGCAATACGGTTTATTTTCAAATTTCAGGTGAGGGGTGTAAACACCTTTGGTCACATACAACGCCTTTTATTCTTCACCATTGGTTATCAAAGGTTTTAAGTATTAGTTATTTATCAAGAATTGATATTGCTCGTGATTGCTACGACGATGTTTTTAATTGTAAAAATGCTGAAACTAACTTTTTTCAAAAAGCATTCGCACGCAAAAAAGGTGGCCCTAATCCTACTATGGCACCTCGTCATTCCTTTACGGTTAATGGTGATTATGATGTTGAAATGACCACTATTGGTAAGCGTACTAGTCCAGTTTACTGGCGTATATACAACAAGAAATTAGAACAAGGTATTCAAGAGCCTGATTTAGTTTGGTACAGAAATGAAGTTGAACTGAAAAAATGGACTGTTGATTGCCTTTTAGATCCTGATTCTACTTTTGCTGGTATTTGTGATTTTTCTCAGCAAATGATTAATACGGATGGTGTTCATACTTCAAGTTCTCCAAGAGTGTCAAAGGCTGCTACTGATTTAGCCAGTCGCGTTAAATGGGTTAGGCGCATGTGTGGCAAAGCACTATCAGATATTTTTGAAATTACAGAGGGGGATATTCAAACGCTTTTAGGTTTGCTTGTTCCTGATAAATACATAACGGGTAAATCTTTAGATATACCTAACACTTACAAACAATTATTAACTGAACAATTAAGGAGTCACTAACATGGCTATTGTTATTGCTGGTATCGGTATTACTAAATTCCCTGAGTCAAAAAACCCAGATGTTGAAAAAGCAACTCTTGAGGTTCT